CATTGGGATCGCCACCGCCGCCTGACCCGCCGCCACCGCAACCATAGCCAGAACCTAATTCCGTTCCCGCGCTGCCAGAATTACCTGATTGGCCCGCGCCAGTTGCTGCGCCGCCTGCGCCGCCAGAACCCGCGTCGCCAGACCCACCTGCGCCGCCGCCAACGCCTGCGCCGCCACCATTATTACCCGCGCCATTTGGCCCAGCCGCACCGCCGCCACCGCCGCCACCAATAGATACGGTGCCGCCTGTGCCGCCAGAGTATTTTACAGTGCCTGTTCCAGATGATGCCTGACCCCCCGTTCTGCCGCCATTGCTTGCGACCTGACCTGCCGTTCCACCTTGTGCGCCAACAGAGCAAGACGAGATGCTTGTTCCGTTAAAGTAGGTGTTGCCGCCCGAACCAGCACCGCCCCCATTAGGGCCGCCTGCGCCACCCGAGCCTATCGCAATAGTCACAGAAGTTGCTGGGCCAACTGTTGTGACAGTTGCAGAAGAATAAGCCCCGCCACCACCGCCGCCACCGCCGGAAGAATAACGCTGACCACCAGCACCACCAGCACCACCAGCCAAACATTGAACAGTGTTTACGGGAGACCAATCGTTTGGGGTAGTATAAGACGTTGTAGCAGTGCTGGAAATGTAGCTTGTTGTAGCGAAGTGATAAGAAAGCTGTTCGCCCATCCCCGGAGTCCACATTGGGGTGGGGTAATTCCACAGAGCAGGTTGAAGGTGGAGCGTGTCTGTAGCTATTGCATATAAAAATGCGTCAGCTTCATAACGATCATCAAACCATCCACGCCACACGAGATGGCCGTCATTCAAACGTGCGGAGATATGAAAACGAGTTTTGTTCTCGTTTCCAAACTGGTCTTTTGGTTGCGCTTGAGATGGTGTGCGCCACTGCTTGTTAGGTATTTTCGGAAGAAACAGCATTTATTACGCCTGTGTTACGGTTCCGACAACATCCCAATACGAATCGGTTGAGTTGTATATTGCGCCAACATACGTGACTTTGCTTGCCGTTGTTGTCGTAGGTAAAAACACACCGACTGCGCGGAAAGATTTTGATCCCGATGTTGTCCACGTCAATGTTCTGGCAGAGCCGTTGTCTTTGATTCTAAAAACAACACGCTGCCCATCAGATGGCGTTCCCGAATCGGCATTGATTGTTAAGTTTGTCGATAACCCTTCAATATCAAATTGATCGTAGGAGTCACTGTTCCACGACAGAGGAGATGAAGGTGCTGACAAAGAACTGACACGAGGTGTTATTGTTCCCGTTGGCGCGAGCTTACCTGTGATTGCCAAGCTGCTTCCCGACGCCGTGATGCTCGTAAACGTCGGGGTTGAGGACGTTGCAAGGGTAATCGAACCGCTGCCGTTCGTGACAGACATGTTGGTGCCAGCTGTCAGCGTCGCTTTTGCAAGCGTGTTGCCTGTGCTGTTACCAATAAGAAGCTGACCGTCAGTATATGACGTCTGCCCTGTGCCACCTGCTGCGACAGTAACTGTGCCTGCGAGGGCGGAGAACGGAATGTTGCTGAAGGTGTTGGAAGACCCGCTCATGGTCTTTCCTGTCAGCGTTTGTGCACCGTCTTCTGTGACAGGGGCGTTGGCAACCTCAATCACGTCGGTCGAGTTTGTATATACAATGGCCTTCTTGCCAGCCTTGATGACGACACCAGTCTGGCCCGAGACCTTGACGGTGACGGTATAGCCGCCGGTCGTATTGTTGTAGAAGATATACGGCTTATCGACAGCAGGCACTTCAACGGTGCGGTTTGCTGTCAAAACGCCTGTCAGCTCAAGGACATAGTTACGACCGTTGGAGGATGCGCCGTTAGGGATTGTGAGGACGGTGGGGCTTGCGCTGTCAGCAACGGCCTGCGTGACATAGCCGACAATTGCCTCCTCCATAATGGTGCCGAGGTTTGTGTTGGTCGTCGAACCCCAAGTACCGGACTGATCGCCTGTACCCATCAGGTTAATTTTAAGATTGGTTGAATAGGTACTGGTCATGAAACGGTCCTCTTACGTGCAAAAGCAGTATACTCTTTATGTCAGCTTGGTTCAATCGGCGTCCATATCGAACCGGGAACAGCATTTATAGGGGTCCAGATTGAGCCCGGGGCAGGTGTTATTCCGCTCCAACTTGAACCGGGATTCGGGATAATTTGTCCCCAGACCAAGACCTGTCCTGCAATTCCGGTAGCCTGTACGCCAGTGACGTAGACATTTGCATTGTAGATAGGAATAACTGTGCCAACAAGGCCATCTGCTGACACTCCATTCGGGAAAACATCTATATTTAGTTCTACAACTACGCTACCAGCATACGCCGCCCCGCTGACCCCAGATGGATAGACATTGGCATCGTAAATGACACTTATGTCTCCAACTTGACCTGTTGCAGTAATGCCTATTGGATAGATGTTAGCATCGTAGTTCGGGGTTACGTTCCCAACATAACCAATTCCTTGTACCCCGTCTGGAAAAATGCTTGCATCAAGTGCTACAAAAACGTCGTTTGTATAACCTGTTCCAACGACACCGCTAGGGAAAGCATCCGCGTCATAGACTACAGACGCATCGCCAACAGATCCGAAGGCGGTAAGACCATTCAAATCTACATTGGCGTCCCCGGAAGCAAGTGCAGTCCCAACTTCTCCGGTTCCAAAGACCCCTGTGACACTAATACTTGAGTCGATTTCAAGACTGACAACACCAACAAAACCTGTCGCAAAAAGGCCCGTGGGAAAAACATTAATGCTTATCCCAGCCTGAAATGCGTTGCTTTGAAAAGCATTGCCTTGAAATGCGTTTGCCACAGTTTACTCACTAGGGGGCGGGGGCGGAGGCGGATTAGGATCTGTAAATTGACCTGTTGCCGGATCGTAAACAAACCCTATTGCAACGCCATTCGGCAAAAGTTCCACAAAAGATTCATTCGGCGGCGTCCATTCTGAAACGCCATCCCATTCTATAATGTTTTGAACTATATTTGTGGATGAATTTATAACTGCATAAACTGCCATTTTATCCTCACGCCGTTGTCAAACGTACAGTCCAAATACGCACTTCGCCTCTTGCGCCAGACGCATTTCGGCCTCCACCGCCGCCCGGTATAGACCCTGCAACACCCTCTGCGCCTCCTGCGCCGCCAAAAATAGATGTCCCACCGGAAGAACCGTTTCCGCCACCGCCGCCGCCGCCATACATGGAACTTCCACCTGATGTTCCGCTCGGACTACAACCGCCACCGCCGCCATATATTGAACCACCACCGGGCGACCCCGGAGCGCCCCCCGAAGCTACGCCAGACGGCCCCGGGCCATTACCTGCGCTACCGTTGCTTCCGGCACTGCTCAAGCCCCCACCACCACCAGCAGTTGTTGCGCTGCTGTTACCGCCGCCGCCAGCATACGCGGTATATGAACCAAAAGACGTATTTCCGCCGCCACCCGGGACGCCTCCACCAGCGCCAACCGTGACTGAAACAGTTGCTCCAAAAGTGCTTGCGGGCAGTTGAAACATCAAACACGCGCCACCGCCGCCTCCACCGGCGTTGGTGCCGCCATAGTTGCCGCCTCCACCGCCGCCGCCCCAAAGCCAACCAACAACCAATTCGTTGCCCGTAAGACCTGATGGTTTGGTCCATGTGCCGGATGACGTAAAGACTTGGTAATCAGAAACTAGAGCGCCTGAAGTTGAAATAGTTGCCCATGATGCTGCCGCTGCGGAACCGTTTGACCGCAATACTTGCCCAGATGTTCCGTAGTTGGCCCCCTGAAGACCAATTTGACCTGCGGGTCCAATGCGGAAGTCCTCAGTCCCACCCGCAGATATAGCCACAGTATCAGCTGCGGGGAAAAAGATTCCCGTGTTAGCATCAGTTCCCTGAACGGCTGGAGTACCAGCAGAGCCGTCAATTCCAGCAACTCCGGTTGTTCCATTAATAGTTATAGGCATTAGTTTACCCCCTCAAGAACTGGCCAAACCAGTGCCGTTGTAGCCTGAACAAATGTATCAAAATCCGCCGCATTGTTCAAAGCTGTTTGATGAGTATTAGCCGCCGCACGGACTGCCGCACGGTATGCGGAAACATCAGCGGGAATGTCTGCGCCGCCTTCTGCTTTACGGACAACATACCAATCTGTGCTAGCCAGAAGTGAGTATGCAATGTCGTTGATCTTCTTTGACCATTCAGCTTTTAACGCAGTCAGGTCTTTTGGATTGCCAATGCCCCAATAGAAGCGGTCGTCATGGATCGGAACCTCATCGACTTCCGTAATACCGATGGCGGCTTTTTCTTCCCACGATGTGAGACGAAGCCAATTGGCGGGATACTGATTTCCTTCAAGATCTGTGAAGGCTTGATCAACATTTAAGACTTGATTGCCTAGCATTAACATGGGTTACTCCTTAACGCGCACGGGCAATTTGAAATGGGTTTTCGGCAAAAGCGGCATATATTATGGTATTCCCAGAACCATTTGAGCCAGCATCTGATGTCCTAATTTTAAATCCATTAGAAAGTATATCATATTGAGTTGCCGTAGTATTTTCTGCATCTGTCAAATTTGGAAATAAAGTTACAGTTCCTTGATTGTAAGGTGCGCGGCTTGTATCTAAAATTTGCCAATTATAAGCTGTCGTGTTTTTGAACAAAATAAAACGCGGCCTAAATCCGGTAAACACAAACGGCCCGTCAGCCGACCCGTTCCCAGTGTATTTTCCAAAAGCCGAATAACCAGCGACTGCGGAGAAACAGTAAGCAACGTGTTGTCCACCACCTGATGTTTGGTTAGTATCTGCTGCCGCGCCTGTCCCTACTGAAAACACGGATGATGTTGGAGTTGTTGTGTTCCAAGCAGTTGAGTCGGCAGTTGAAGCATTAGTTGTATTTAACAGCATCACATTACCGTTACCCGTTGAAACATGATAGACAACCCAAGAGTTAGCCGCCTGCCTATTTTTGATGATTATCATACTAGGTGCAACACCAAGACCATGTCCGACAGTCGCATTAGCACCCGTCCCCGTATATGTTACCACTGAAAAGCCGCTTGATGCGCTTGCAGAAACAGTTGATGTGATTGAGCCAGATGTGTTTGTTACGCCTGTTCCACCAGCTTTCCATTGCCACCCAACATAGGTATCAAGATTTTGATTTACGCCAGCGTCATTACCAACAGAAAATCCATTGGAATTAAAAGCCGTCAATGATCCTGCCGTTGCAGTTTCTGCGGAAGTTAAATTTGAAGAAAGTCTTTGTAAAGCACCGCGTGTCACATCAAATAAGGCATGGTTAAAAATCGTGCTTCTTCCTTTATACCAAACAAAATCAGGCTGAAATGTGACTCCTAAAACATTGTTTCCGCCATTACTTTGAGAATTTACGATTGACTGCGATGTGCCATTACCCGTCCACAGCGTAGCCGCCATATACTGCGCACCATTTAATATTGTTGGCACAAAAAGATTGACCGTGTTAAGAGCCTTATAGCCCGTTGGAGGCGTGTAATAAAATGGTTGTTGCCCAAAATTAATTTGAATTGTGTTATTATCACATCCAAGCATTGGAAAATATGTATTTGAAGGAATGCCTGTAAATGCAGTACCTAAACTTGTGCCGTTTTTATAATATGTAAGCGTTCCATTTGTCGCATCAAAAGCCATGCCAATTACATCATTGGCCGCAATTGCAGAAGTATATGCAGTAGCTGCCGCGTTGTTATATTTGTTTCCGTTGCTTGCTTGTACGCCATAACTATCAGAAGTTGAACCCGGATATGACGATAAAGTTGTCGCAGATGTACCGATACCAGCAAACATATTAACGCCAGCGGAATATAAAACTTCCCAATACCATTGCCCGGAAGAAACCCCAATTGAGCCTCTAATAGAAAGCCACCCAGCAATACCAAGAGTTGCCGTAAGATTGGCATTTGAAGTTGTAATGCTACTACTTTTATCAAGTGTATTAAAAACAGAGTAATTTGATGAAATTGAACTGGACGTTGGCGAGTCCGTCATTGAATCATAATTTGAGCCATATATTACGTTATCAATTAAAATTACACCATCAATTTCAACCGCAAAAATACGCATTCCTTGGCTACCAGAACTTGCCCTAGTCCAAGACATGGTTGTAATTGGGGAACCTGCGGAGGTAACTGTTACCCACCCATTACTGTTATTAGCAACTCCACCAGCACCAAAATTAGTTGAATTGACCACCAAACCCGTTGAAGGCCCGTTTAAGTCAATACCAACATAAACTCTTGCTGAAGATGAAAATGAAATTGGAGCATAAGGAGTAAGTGTAGCCGTTACCCCCGCAGCCGGATAGACGCCGGGCGCGGCAATAGACCCCTTGAACATAGAACTTGGTGATCCACCAGCAGCCAAATCTAAAGAACCTGAAATATTGCCTAAATATTTACCCGTCCCAGTAGTTAAAGATATGTTGTTAGGGGTCCAATTATTTCCATTACCAGATGCATCTGCGACAAGTGTTGTTGTAGATGTCGTATTTCTAAACGGTAGATAAAATCCATTGGTTCCGTATGAACCAGTATATTTTTGAGGTTGCCATATGCCATTGCTATCATACAGACCAAATGACGATGGTGTTAGTGCTTGGCCGTCGATGAAGTTTACTTCGGCAAGGTAGCCATCAAAATATTGAGTTGCAGCCCCGCTTCGCCCAATACTATGCAAATTGTTGTTATTGACAAACCCAGTTGCATTTTGAGAGCCAATCGTCTGAGTGTCAAATGAAGTTACTCGAACTCCATTCACCCACAGCTTGATGCGATCTGTCGATACGGCCTGTGTTGTGTCAAACGCAACCGCGATGTGATACCAAGCACTCGGGTCTCGATAGACCGCAGTTGTTACGCAGTTGAATGTCGCAGTGGCCGCAACCCTATTTTGAATTTGTATCCTGTTTGCGGATTCCAGAATTATTACAGTGTAGTTGTTTGCGTCGCTGTAGCCTTGGAACAAAGACATATCAGCCGTAAGTGAACCACGCTTAACCCAACCACTCCAAGTCCAAGTAGTGCGATTTGACGCACTTGCTGGCGTCCTATTCAAATACGCAGTCGCAGACGCGCGGAACCGCAGGCTGCGATTTACGGTGTAACCTTGCCAGAAACCGTTCTGAAGAGCGTTGGTGTTACTTGGCAGACCCATGTATCACCCAATGTTCAAAACGTAATTGATCGTAATGCTTGTAGATGTTCTGACTGTATAGAATAACGCATCAACCGCGCTGGCTGTGGTTGTTAATACAGGTGCGCCACCACCATTAGGAAACTTGTAATACGCGCCATAAGCCAAAGTGCGTGAGCCTGTGCCATCTTGTGATATGTAAAAGACACCTGATTGACCAACTGTCATATTGGTTGGATTAGCCAATGTGCGATTGCCGCCAAGAGTGACGCTGAAATTGTTGCCTTGCGAGAAGTCCGGCGTGATCGTCGCACCGTCAGTCAAAGCATATGTATTGGATGCGCTGTTGCCTTGCACATATAACTTTGCTGACACGCCTGTTGTGTTAATGTTCACATTGCCCTGTGTCTGAGCAAGGTTTACGTTTCCGCTACTATCCAGAAGAATATTGCTACTCGTTGAAGATGGGTCTTGGATAATAGTGGTTTTGAGGATTGCCGTCATTATACGGCTCCTTCAGAGGGAGTCGGATTAGGATCGGTGAATTGACCTGTTGCCGGATCGTAAATCCAGCCAAAGGTGACGGGCGAATCATCAGTTAAACCAACAATAGTGCATCCTTCTGGTGCAGGATCAACAGCGGGATCAGCCACGATGATGTTGATGACTGTGTTGTCGCTATTTTGGACTAAAGCACAACGCATTACGTGTACTCCGATATACGAATAATTCCTTGGGTCCCAGACCCACCCGTTGTGGTTCCAGTGGCGGTTTGGTTCCAACTTCCACCTCCACCAGCACCCCACCCAATCCCATTTTGCCCTGTTGTAGTGCCACCATTAAGACCTAATGTAAGAAAAAATCTCATCCCGCCTATACCAAACCCTAAAGGACAAGATATACATCCGCCTGCTGGCGCAGTTGATGCAATAGTTGATATTGTAACGCTCATATTTGTGGCCGTTCCAGCAGCGCCCCCCGTACCATTAATGTTATTACCAGTTGTTGAACCACCAACACCGCCAGAAACTGAATAAGTCGTAGCGCCGATTGTTATTGATGATGTTCCACCAGTTGTTGCTGTTGCAACACCGCTTGATCCAGCGCCACCTGCACCAATAGCATAAGTATATGTGGTACTGGGAGTTACTGCCACAAAAACAGAACCGTAGGGAGATGCACCGCCACCTCCGCCACCTGTAGCAGCACCAGAATCTGTGCGGTTGTTTCCAGAACCACCACCGCCCCCGCCAATAATTTCAATAAACAAATTATTGCAATTTGCTGGAGTTGTATAAGACGTTCCACTCGTAAGAATCTGCGGCGCACGGATAAGCTGACCTGATGCAGAAACCGCAGACCAAGTGCTGTCACCACGCAAGAATGTGCTTGATGATGGCGTTCCTGTTGCGCTGATTGCTGAAATAGGAAGGGCCGCAGATGATGCGGTCGTAATCACAGTTCCCGTAGCCGCAGGAAGTGTAAGTGTATTCGTTCCCGCTACCGCTGGTGCAGCAACTGTCACTGATCCAGATGTTGAGCCGTTAATTGTTACGCTGCCCATATTAAATCACCGTCCAAGTCGATGAAGAAGGAATTGTCACAGTGGCAGAAGACCCAACTGTGATTGGACCAAACGTACCAGCATTTGTATTAGCTGGGATACTGTAACTTGTCGTTATGGTCTGGTCGTTATTCCAAAAAACCTTATCAGTCCCACCGCCTGTTGCTCCACCACCAGAAGGTGTAGCCCAAGACGGTACCCCACCGGCGACAGTAAGAACTTGACCACTAGATCCAATCCCAAGTTTTGAAAGTGCGCTTGCGCCGGAGGCGTAAAGAACATCGCCAGTTGTATATGTTGTTTGGCCTGTGCCACCAGATGATGCACCAAGAGTACCAGCCAGCGTCACTGCCCCTGTCGTAGATGTCGAGGGAGTCAGACCGTTGAGTGATGTTTGGAAAGAAGTCACTCCCGCTGCCGGAAGAGATGACCATGTAGCAGTAGTCCCATTAGACGTGAGAACATAGCCATTTGTGCCGATGCCCAAACGAGTTGAGCTATTCGCACCATTCCCGATAATTAAATCGCCGGTACTTGTCACAGGTGACAAGGCATTAAACGCAGCAGAAGCTGATGTTTGACCCGTACCGCCAGCAGCAATCGGAAGTGTCCCTGCGGTCAACCCAGAAGCTGATGTTGAATAGATTGCGTTGTTGGCAGCAGTGAATCCTGTAAGCCCTGTACCACCGAGATTAGTGGCGACAGGATTTGTAAGACTAAACTGATTTCCAACAAGAGTGAGGCCAGTACCAGCAGTATAAAATGTTGCTGCACCAAACTGGATAAATACAATGTCTGTTGTGCCAATCGTGATAGGAAGCGGAGTTTGTTGAACCCACGAGGTATTGGCGTTTGCAGTACCGGACAAGACCAGCAGGAAATCACCGGCATCAATTTGATTTGGCCCAGTTCCTGCCTCATCAAAGTCAGCGGCTCGTGTCATGACCCATGCTGTAGAGCCATTACCAACAGTCGTGACAGTATACACGCCGTTGTACGGCGCGTTTGTCGAAGTTTCGTTTTTAACAAGGATACGGTCGCCTACAGACGGAGTGTTTCCATCAACGCTCAACGCACCGTTAGCGTTTGCCGTGAGCGTAGCTCCAACGCCGCTCGTACCGTTGTTGTAGGTGTACGAGGACAGCGCCGCTGCCGTTGCATATTTACAAGCTTGGTGAAAGTTCAGGCCCTGTGCGGTCGAGTCAACATAAGTCTTGTTGACCAAATCATAAGCGCCGCTCGGAACTGTAACAGTCGTGCCGCCTGTAATCACAGGGGACGTCAACGTCTTGTTGGTGAGCGTCTGGGTTCCCGATGTCGTGACGACGTTTGCGCTGGTGCTTAACGCACCCGCCGACAGTGTCAGTTCACCGCTGACAGAAATTTCTTCCGCAGCACCTGTCCCTGCCGTAGTACGGCCAAGTAGCCTGTTTGTCGCAAGCAGCAGGTCGTGATCGTCATTCCAATTAGATGGTCTGACAAGACTAGTGTCCGCGTCGTCCGGTACTGAACTGACGAACTTGTGCTTGAGTGAAACGGTCATGTATCATCACGCGATACGAATGATGGCGTTGCTTGCGTCTGCCGCCGGGAACACGATGGTGAATGTACCTGCCGAAGCTGTCTTGTCAGAACCAAAATCCAACACGACAACTGACGGATTGGTATAAGCCCCCGTAGTAGGCGTTGTGTTATAGATAAGCGCACCACGAGCGGTGAACGATGCCGACGACCATGATGTGTCAGCAAAGTCAGTAAACGCCGTTGTGCCGGATGAAGTGGGGCTGACACGTGTCAGGGTATTACCCCCTGCCGTATAGGCTGAACCTGCGGTGTTGGTTGTTTCACCCGATGTCGTGTAGGCCGTCGTTGAAGCATTAAGAGTTGCGCTATTTGTGTAAAGCGCAATCTTGAAGGTGTTGCCGCCTGACAGCCGAAAATCGTGAACGGCTTCCAAAAGCTGCTGCTTGAAAGACGTACACATATAGTTACCGGAAAACGCCATTGTTTTCTCCTTATCCCTGTAACAATTGGCTGGCGACGGTCGATCTATCGCACTCAATAGCCTGTTTCATGTAATAGAGTATAACCTGCTCGACCTGTTTTTGAAAGGCCCTTGCTTGTTCCGCAATCACCGGCGGAGCAGTGTCTGAGACCTGTACAATCTTCTGTGCAGCTCGGTTTGCCCAAAATTCCGGCGGGTGGCCGCCATTGGCGGAGGCCACGACATCGACCGAGATTGTAGGCATGTGCATAGCTTGAGTAAGCATTAGGTAGCCTTCACTCTGATGAGACCATCACGATAAGCGTCAACGTCCTCACGACCCTCACCATAGTTCTTGAGCCGTGCCAACGCTTCATTGAACCGCTGGGTATAGGTGTTGATCAGATCCTGTTCGCCCTTCATGAAGATATACGCCTCAACAAGGCAGCCATAAAGCAATGCCTCTTGAGCGTAGTTGCTGATCCACGTGCCTGCCGTCTCCACCGTCAGGCTTGCCGGACGGTAGAAATAATGCAGCTCAACGCCATAGGTTGAATTAGGAACGGGAGCCAGAATGAAGTTATTGATGTCAAAGAAAGCGTAGTATTTTGGAACGCCTGTAGCCCCAGTCGGGTTATACTCCTGCAAGTATTCCACGTCCTTCTGGAGCAAGAAACTGGTCGATCCGTCAACCGTAACACTCAAGCTGAACGCGTTCAGGTAATCTGATGGCACAGCTAAGTACTTGTTTCCACTTGTTAAATTAGCCGTCTGGTTCTTGCGGAAGAACTGCAAGTCCACATTAAACAAGATCCGTTCTTCCGTGTTCAGGATGAACTGGTCTATTTGGCTATTGAAAGTGGTCTCGTTGTACTGGGTCCAATCCTTGATGGCCTGAACCAGTGTAGCGTATGTCCATGCCATCAGGTGATCTCCACCGTAACAATACCAACCTGAGTAATCCCCTGAAGCAGGGAGTTCTGGAGGAACGGAAACTCTTCATCCCTGACCGGCACATCCATTGGCTCTTTACGAGATGGACGAGGCTCAAGCAAAGCCTGAGGTTCAGTCGGGGGGAAGATGGGCATAAGCTGCGGGTGCTTGGTTTCCCAGCACTCCGGACAGGTCTTAAGACCATTCCACTCCTTCTTTAATTCCAAATACTTATACTGGAACCCGCACCGGTCGCATAGAGCGATAGCGCGGGAACCATAGGCAAACCGTGTCATGACAACACACGATAGGAGCTTCTCCCCGGAACTAGGTTCAAAGCCGCTCTATCCCTGTCTTCAGACGCCGCCCGAGCAAACTCCTCGTCATACACAGCCTTCAAGAGCTGAACACGCTCCGGAGCCTTCTTGATTGCCAGATAGTAGGCAAGCCCCGCCGCAAGGCACGGATAGAACCTGAACGGCATTTCCATCGTGTTGACACCAGCAGAGGCATCGTCAAGACGCAGCAGCTTTGTCAGGATCAGGCTGTAAGTATTGTCAGGCGTGGGCCAGACATAAACAACCGGGGTGATCTGGCGGTCGATAAAGTATTGGACCGGACGACCCCGTGTCAGCTTGTTTGGAATATTGTTGTAATACTCGCGGCTGACACGTTCCATCGTAATGTCGTACTGGGACGCCGTGCCTTGGCCCTGTGGCATACGGCAAACCGACTGGATAAAGTCGATTGTCGTTGCTGACATGGTGTAGCTGTTTGTCCCAGCAACCATCGGGAGCGTTTCGTTCTCAATGGTCCACTGATTCAGGCCACGATTCGCCCAATCAGCCAAGACGAGGTTAAGGCTACGACGAGCTGTGCGCTGGTCGTAACCTGTTCTTACCTCAATCCCGCAACGCTCATACGCCTCTTCGATGTACTCAGCGACGTCAAGCTCAAAGGTCTTCGTGCCCGAAGTGGTCATTATTTGCCCTTACGACCCATGCCACCCTTCTTAAGAGCGACACCCATACCACGAGTAGCAATGCCACCACCACGGAGAGCAATACCTTTGCCCTTACGAGCAATGCCACCACCGCGCATTTTGTGCTCGGCCTTCTCCATAGCAGGAGATTCCTTAGCCTCATGCTTCTTCATTGCAGCCTTTGAAGCGTACATTTCGCCGCTTCCAGCTTCCTTGATCATCTTTTTCTTTGCCATCTTAAGCTCCTGTTCGTTGGCAAGTAAGCCTGTTGTAATGCCTGACATCAGTACATTTTCCCTCTGCCATGACCTTTAGCAGCACAGCCCGCTCCACGGACCATACCACCTTTTTTATATGTCGGCAGCTGAGTTCCTTTTGGAAGCTTTGGAAGATTTTCAGGCTGAACACTATCAGGAACGCCTTTTGGACCAAACACATCTTCCACAGGAATATTGCTGCCGGGGATATAACTTCCCTTGCCAGACTTCTTTTTTTCCTTTGGACGGCGAGGTGGGAGAGGAACGTCGCTTGCCATGTCAGTACATCTTCATTTTGCCGTGGCCCTTCGCAGCGCAACCAGCACCACGAACGCCTGATTTCTTTGACTTAACCATGCCGCCCTTGCGATACGACGAGCCACGAAGAATGCCTTCGTCAGCACGATTACCGGCTTGAATATTGGCCCGGCGCGCCCGTTGGATGGCAGCCATTGCACCAGCACGTTCGCCACGTTCGGCTTCCGTATCCACACCCATATTTGGCTCAACCATACGGCGAACTGAACTACGAGCATCGGAAACAGCGCGGCCAACGCGTTGTGCTTCCGTCTGTGGGTTCATGCTGCTGCCATAACGCGGTTCAAAAGTTTTCATAGAACCAGATGAATCTTCCGACTTTGGACGTGGCGTAGGAATCGGAACCTTCTTAGGCGCAGTAGCAAGCTTTGTTGAATACTCTTTGCCTTCAAACTCAAAGGTGTCCGCACCAGCTTCACGCTGCTTACGGAACTCTTCTTCAAACCGCTTACGGGTATCTGATTTAGCCATTTTACTTGCCCTTCTTTTTAGACATGTTTGCCTCTGATAGGGCTATGGCAATAGCTTGTTTACGGCTCTTGACCATCGGACCCTTCTTACTACCGGAATGAAGCTTGCCAGCCTTAAATTCCTTCATCACTTTTTCAACTTTACCAGACATCTTTTTAGCCATCATCGCCTCATCTAAATCTTGCAGTTTTCTGGGCGATGCCCTTTGGCTGCTTTACAAACTGTTTTCCTTTAGACTTGCCTTGACGTTTAGCCTTGGTAGTCGCCGCATATTCTGCGGAGGATAGTGATTTAATCGCCGCTTCCGGTAAATACCTTTCACCTGTCTTAGATGAAGGCTTGCCAGATTTGGTGCGCCACTTTTGGGCGGTCCAGTCTTTTAAAGACTGTTGCGGAGACTTCATCCCTTATAGCCCCCACCTTTAGCTTTATATTGTTTAGCCAGAAGCTGTGCTTTGCGGGCGGACCACTGACCAGCCTTTGTACCCTGTACCGCCTGACCTTTGATTTTATTAAACAAAGACTTACGCATTTCCGGCTTTGTGTAGTTACCGGCAGTGTTTACTTTGCTTTTTGGAGCAGGCGCTTTAGCCATTATTTCTTGCCCTTTTTCTTGCCGACAGCAATCATAATGGCAATGCCCATCTTAGGCTTCTGTGCAGAGCCGCCCTTTTTCATAGGTGCCCCAGTTCCACCGGGGATCTTTGTCTGCATACCAGATAACGGCTTTACGCCCGGCATAACCTTAGATCCAACAGCCATCTTGCGCTTACGATTAGCGGCAAGTGTCTTGCCAATACTAGATCTCATCATCGTCAGTGCCTTTCTTATTCAAAAGACCTTGAACGGTTTTTGTTTCATAGATGCGGATGCCTGTCCAGACTATTGTAAAAATAGCGGCAATAGAAGGAAGTATGCCCATCAACGCACCCAAAACAGTCGTAATTGAAGCTAAATCCAAGACATGCTTCATGCCATCATCAATATGTGTCATTTGCATCTCCAACGCTTGCGGGCCTGCCGGAGACGGCTATTTGGGTCTTTGGCGGCTTCAGGAAATTGTTTCATCTGCCCAGCAGAACGGGCGCAAAACGACTTACGCCGCTGCGCCCGCTTACCTGATGGATCTTTTTCTGTGACAGCTGTTTGTAGTTTGGAACCGGGGTTAGCGCGGCGAAAAGCT